GCTCCAGCATTACCGAGTGACGGGTCGTCTGCTCCAGAAGTTGACTGTCCGACTGCGCCTCGCTTGTCGTTGGCATCTTCTTTGTCCAGGTTGATACCGGCCGACTCGCGCTCATCGCTGATCAGGTCGGCTTCGTCTTCGTATGGGCGATCCGGCAGCTTGCCGGTGGTGAGGTACTGCCAATAAGTGTCGGCGCTGATCGTGCCAGCCATCACGCCCTTGAGCAGCTCAGCAAGCACCTGGGCGTCGACCACAGGGGTCACAAACTCAGGGCTTACCTTGAACTTGACCTGCTTGGGGTCGTAACCCTTCCAATCAGCTGCGTACCGCAGGCCCTGCTCCACCGCTTCCGCCACCGTCACGACAATGCTGTGCAGCGTGGCGTGTTGATCGTTCTGGCGTGTCTTGCGCGCTTCGCCCGACTCAGTACCGCCCACGTCCATTACTTTGGCGCCTGCCTCAAGCGCGGCATTCTTCTGGGCGTCCATGGCCTTGCGAACAGCCTCTACACCGGCACCCTGGAATTCCAAGTAGCCGCACTTACCGTTCGGGCCAAGATCCCATGCCGCCGATGGCCCGGTCACGCTGAGTTCTACAGAGTCATCGAGACCGGACACCCACGGCTGCGGGTGACTGGTCTGATGCAGCGAGGTGAAGTAGTCCGCGCTCAACTGATAAGACTTCAACGCGGCCCGCGCCATGGTCAGCAGCGGCACCTCGTCGATGTCCGGCGAGTTGTCGGTCGATCCGCAGTAAATTACCGGCAGGTATGCCAGCCCCTTCACTAGGCGGTTGTCGGTACCGGTAGTTCCAAGAGGCTTCTCGTCCTCGACGAGCTCACCACCCTCGTTACGCACTGCGGTGTAACAGGTATCGCCTTGCATGAAGAACTCACGGAACACCGTGTCGCAGTCGTGGCTGTAGCGATCGCCGCCCTTCTTGCGAAACTCGCGGAATACCGAAAGGACCAGATCCTGCCGGCCACCCTGATCGGCGGTGTCCCAGTTGATGGCGTTGCGCGTGGCATACGTCGAGAAATACGGCTCGCCGCCCTCATCGATGTTCACCACCAGCGGCACCCGACCGTGCGAAATAGCTTGTCGCACCATACGGAAGAAAAGCTGCTTCAGGCCGAAGCCGTCCGCTGTGGCGTTGTCCTCCAGCCCTTTCAGGCCGGCGGGCAGTTCGATCTCCGGGATCAACCGAGAAACCAAGCCCATCATCGAGCGCAGAGAGTCGCGCACCCAGTGTTCGTACTGAGCGCGGGCCGTGTAGTTCGCGTAAAGGTACTTGTTGCCGGCGGCGTCGAGCTTTTCGGCCTCAACCATGCCGCTCGGTTTGGGTAGGTTGCGCTCATTGCGCTTGACGGCGCACTCACCCTCGAGCGCGTCGTCCATCATCTCCCACTCGGCGATGTGCGCGTCGTAGTCAGGGTTTGTCGATTGCACTGGCATCAGGCCAAGCCTCCAATTCGGCGTGTTCCGCCTGTGCGTGTTTTGATCGGGTACCGCTTGGCAATGAAGTAGCCAGGTGCATCCACCAGGTGGTCGTAGCCCGCCTTCTTGTCGGGCTCGCCCTTGTCCGTGTAGATCTGCCGCTCCAGGCACTGCGTGTATTTCGGACACTGGTCGACGTTGACCAGGTACCGGTGTTCGCCATATGTGTTGGCGAACATCGCGCACATTGCGTTGACACGGTCTTTCACTGCCGGGTTGGTCGAGTCCACCACCACGGTGAAGCCGGCCTTCCTGAGCAACGACAGATCCGATTCGCTCGCACTTTTGCTGCTGGTGTTCTGGCCGCTGGCGTCCGGGTAGATCGCAATGCTGTGGTCGGGGAAGCGCAGCTTGATCTTCTCGATCATCTCGGGCGTGTCCCGCACATCTGAGAACTCGCTGAGCGCCAGTGGCAGGTCATCGCGTATGACGTGCACGACTGCCGCCATCTTCATGACGTTGAAGTCCATGCCGATATGCAGCGCCTCACCGCGTTTGATGGTCTCGCTGGTACGGTTCGCCTCACGATTGAACGTGTAATAGACGACACCGGCGTAGTTCTCGAAACTGGCCTCGTATTCCTGTCGAAAGGTTCGAGGATCCATCTTGCGACGGGCCGCTTCCAGCTCTTCAGCCGGAACGTTGCCGCCATCGAGCGAGGTGTATAGCCAGCTCTTGTGGTCAGGCTCATGACCAGGCCGACCATCTTGGAATGTGTCGTAGCAGTGGTTGAAACCTTTGGGCGTGCCAATTCGCAGCGCGTGGCCACCCTTCCGGGGTCCTACACCGGGAATCGTGTACTGACAGGTCGAGAGCATCGGCCGCAGGACTTCTTCCCACGCTTCCCACGGACAGTCCGCCCATTCATCCACTAGGACGAAGAACAAACCAGAGCCGCGCAGGTTGTCGTAGTTGTCGAGCCCAACCACGCGCATCACGTGGCCGGACTTTAGCGTAATCGAGCACTCAGTCTCGTTCGGGCGGTGCGCGCGCCATGCTTCCGGGATTGCCTGCTTCAGGCGACGCCAGAACACGCGCTTGGCCTGTTTGAATGTCGGTGCGCCGTACCAGATCTCGTCCTCAACGCTGACGCCCCACTCAGCAGCAAGCCGAGCAGCGCGCCGCATTTCAGCCTTGCCCAGAAACGTCTTTCCGAACCGTCGACCACACACCGCATCACGGAAGCGCGCTTCTGGCTGGAAGCCCCAGCAGTAGATGTTCGCCTGTTTCGGCGTCAGCTTTACCGGTGGGTCAAAGGTACGGGGTAGCGGGGACATTCTCGTCAGGCTCCAGGGTGTACTCAGCAACTGCGTGCTGCTGGTCCGCCTGGGAGCCCAGGGGTTTTTCTTGTTCGAGGCGGCGATTCACGTACACGTCGCCGACTTCCTTCGCGGCCTGCTCCAGGATCTGCATGGCAAGGCCGATGTTCTTCATCGTTTCGGCCTTCTCCACGAACCGGTTCATGGCGCGGAGGCGATAGGCGCGGTTGGCGATTGGGATCTCGGCGGTTTCTTCGCGGAAACGCTTGCGGGCGTCTTCAAACATCGTCACCCAGCGCTTGGCCAGACCTTTCCCTGATGTCTTTGTCGGGTCGTGTGTCTCCACCTGTTGGCGGGTCACCGATATCCCGTATTCCTTTTGGACGGCTTCAACAACCTGTGAAGGCGTGTCGAAGCACGCCAAGGCCTGAACGATAAAGGCCTTCACGTCGTTTTGAAGGGCTGCCATAGATTTTCATCCGTCCAGAGCCTGTCCAGAATCAGGCCGACTTGAGCAGACAGGTTCCGCAGGCCCTCGAAATATTCAGTTTCCCCACCTCGGCAGGATTGTTTGCAGCGTCCACCAGCTCTTGAACTGCTTGGCTTGCACCGTAACGGCGGACAACACCGACGAACTCTTCAACGTCGTGTCCGCGCATCTCAAGCTTGGGCAATCCTTCCTGGGTGAACTTGGGTGCGCCGTACTGATCGGTCGCCTGGGCGATGTGGTACAGCTCATGCTCCACCAGTGCGCAGAAGTCAGCGTCGCTGCACTGAGCGCAGTAGTCGGCGGCCAGGGTGATGATGTAGGCCGGCACGTCGCCGAACCAATCCAGCATCTGCTGTTCCATCCGCGCCTTCTGCCAGCCACCAGCGCGGAACGCCACCTGTTCAGCCTGTCCCACCACCGTACGCCCCTTCTTCGTGAAGGCAGCAGACGCCCACATCACACGAATGTCCGCGTCGATCAGATGGGCATGCTCTTCGTTATGAATGCTGCCGGTGTCGGCGAGGATCTCGGCTTGGAGCCATTCCCATACCTCGGGAGCCGGAATCAGGCGGATGCCGAAGTCGGATAGATCGGACAGTTCAAGCAATGACGCCGGAGGGTATGGCCTATCCATACGTCCCCCCATAAAAAACCCCGCACTAGGCGGGGAAAAAGTCTTAATGCGACGCTATTGGAATACTGACGTTGTCGCGATTCTGTGAAGCAACGATTTGGCCGTTACGCTGAATGACTTGTTGTACGAGCTTGAGTCGCTGACGTCTATTTCTACGTCGCCCTCATCACCGAGCCAAACATTGCCGTTCCTACCAATCCTGATCGCCCAAATAGGCACCCAAACATCCTGCCCCTCTTTCGATACGACGCTCTTTTCGAACACATAACGCCCCACCATTGCACCGTCAACTAGTTGAAGGGCCAGTCGCCCCCTAGCCACGCCGTATGGGGTTTTCACACCGCAAGACAAATACTCATTCACCGTGAAGTCGACGCCAAAGGTGGCTATTACGTGCTCGTGAGCAAAGAACTTATGCAGTCCGCCCAACAGATACCCGCAGTACGCGTGGATGGTTTCACACTGTTGCCGGACGCCATCCATTTGCTGCTGATCGCTATGATCCACATGCTGAAAACCCATAACACTCTCCCTTCCAGATTGGATGGGCAGTATGGCATCACTTTCGTTTAGGTCACCATGTTGCGGGTCTGTGCTTAAGCGTGCCCGTGCAGCTCTGCGACGATCAGGCCTTGAGGCAGGCCGGCAGCCTTGGCAGCATCGACGGCCTTGGCGATCGCGCTATCCAGCTCGGTCAGCGCCTTGATGAAGTCCTGGCTCAGCGGTAACGCGTGGCGCAGGCGAGTTACGTCGCCCATCAGCTGAATGGGTCGGCAGGTTTGGCGATCGAGCGAACGAACCACATGAAGCCCTGCTGGAGATTGGTCTTGGCCAACGCCAGCAGTCTCGGATCAACGCCTTCGATCTGGCCGATCTGCTTGAACAGTTCGCCGGCGTCGGTCTCCAGAGCCTTGATCGAGTTCATGCCGTCGATTTCAGACTGCGTCAGGTCGCGGTAGCCGGTGATTTTCTTGTGCTGGTTGTCCATGCTGCTCTCCTCGTCGCGTGTCGCGACACAATTTGCTGATTCGCGAAACGTGTCGCGTTACTGACTTACCCGATCGACCGCTTCGAGCGCCTTGTCCGCTGCTTGGGTGGCAGTGGTTGCAGCCTTCGAAGCCTTCTCGGCAGCAGTCCCAGTCTTCCTGGTCAATTCGTCCAGGCGCTGATCCCGCTCATTCATGGCGGTGGCGTAAGCGCTCCGGATCTCCTCGACCTGCTTCGCCTGCTTCTCAGCAAGCGACCAGTAGCAGGCCTGATAACCCAGCACTGTGCCGCCGGCGACCAGCACAATGGCGATCGCCCAAACTTCTGCCCGGCGCCACCAGCGGCGAGCAATGAATTCCATCGCGCATCTGTCCATCACACAGCACCTCCGAGCTTGTTCCGCAGGCGGGTGATCTCGTCGCTCTGCAGGGTCACTCGCTCCGTGAGCTGGGCGACCTGACTGGTCAACGCTTCAATCTTCCCTTCCATGCGGCCAACCGAAGCAGCCAGGTCGTTGCGCTCTTTCGCGAACTGATCGGCGCGAGCCTCCGCTTCCTTCCGGGCAGTGCGCTCCGAATCGAGCAGTTCATTGAGGCGGCGGACGGTGCCGATATCGGCGTTGTCCATTGCCCGGTCAGCGGCATCCTTCGAGAGGAATTTCCGCAACCACAGCAGCCCGCCGAGTATCACCGTGGCACTACCGCCCAGCCAGGTAGCTGTGCCTGGGCCGAGGTCAGTAGGATCCATTCAGTTCTCCAGAGTTTTAAACGACTACGCTCAGAGGGTGGCGCATAGCCACCAAAAAAAGGAGCGCATCATGTTGGGAAAAATGTTTATAGCGACCGCATTCTTGTCTATTTCAGGATGTGGCCTATTCCAGCAAACGGCAAAACCGAGTGAGATCACGCTTGCGAAAGCTATGCAGGAAGTCGGAACTGGTCTCAAAGCAATGAAAATGGCTGAAGGGGATGTGAAAACCGGGCTGATCGCGTCGGAAGTAACCGTGGTATTCAACATCGCTGCAAGTGACAAAAAGTCAGGAAATTTGACGATCGATTTGGCAGCTCCAATTGCTGGAGGAGCCGGGACGGCCAAGGCTGGCGGCGGCTTGACCTCAGGAGCAGACTCTCAACGAGGCAATACCGTAACAGTGAAATTCGTAAATCTACTTATGATTCCGAAGGATACCTTGGCATATAAGGGAACACTTGCTGATCTCACTCCAGTCGTGTCGGGGCCGAAACCCGTGATTACTACATACGACCGCAAGCTGGATCCCAAGGAGTTCTCGCCAATGGAGCTTCAGTCGCTTCAGTTGCAGACTAGCGAGACAAAATAACCTAGTAACAATGCGGCCCGGCCGGAGGGTCGGGTCCTGAAAATCAGGTACCCCCAATCTGAGCGCTCCCCCCCACGTATACAGTCCAGTGCTCTTGCGCTCACCATTCGACGTCGCGCCACCCTGCAATATTGTGAGATCAGGATACGCGGGCTGCCGGTGTTGATTCCGTACGTCGCACTATCCGGCTATCGACGTCCAGGCCTTCCCGAAGGCTGTCCTGGCTACAGGTAAATTCGAGGAATAAAAAAAACCCGCACTGGGCGGGCTTTCTGCTACCGGACACGGCTTATTTTCCTGACGGCTACTCGCGAAACCTTGAGTACTACCAGCGCTATTAGCGCACCGACAACTCCGCCAAACAGTCCCATCTGAAATGCTGCTGATGGCTCCATCCAACACGGGCTCAATGGCTTAAATGGGTAGTAGATGCAAGGCTCAGGAAAGAGGGCCCGCCATGTTGGTAACGCACCGCCGATGATCAGCAACCCTAACGTAAAGAGCGCAAAAGCTTTCCATTGCGGTATGACGAGAAACCGCCTCCGAATCACTGCTAAGGCGATGACCAATACAAACGAAAAGAAACCGGGTAGGTAAAGTGTCACCAAGTAGATTTGGTCGAGCTGGTGGCCGGCAGTATCCATATCACCTCAGCAAAAAACCCGGCGCTAGGCCGGGCTTGAATATCTATGTGCGTTTCGCGTTACTTGTGCACTATGGGAAAATTACCTCATAAACCCCAACATAGCAACACCTTTATGCCGCATCTTCAGAGTTTTCATCAAATATGACCTGCCATACAGGCTGCAAGGCCTGAACATCCACTTCTGAAATAGCTTCACGCAGGAAATTCCACACATCCTTCCAGTCGCGGTCCCACACTTTCGGCTCGATGCGCACTCCGTACAGTTTGAGCATCCCCTCGGCGACGCGTGCCGGCCCCCACTGCTCCCCGCCATGAACCTCCACTTTGTACGACTGCAGAGCGACGGTGATCATGCAATGAGCTTTCGCAGCCTTGGCATCTGTCAGCGCGGAGAAATCCACGTAATTCCAGATCAGCTTCTCGGCGTTGAGCACGTGAACCATCGTCATGCACGGGTGATACATGTAGTGCCCGAGCTGCTGCACCTGGAACGGCAGCGTATCGATCGCGCGGAGCACTTTGCCGATGGTTGCCAAGTGCGCAACCCGAGCAGTCGATCGTCCAACTGGTGTGCGACGCGTCTCGCTGATGCTGATCCGCTCGCGCACAACCTGAATGCGCTCTTCCTTGTCTTCACCAAGTGCGGCGAATACGGCTTCATGCCGGCGCATGCGGGCACCCTTCTTCACCGGCGCCGACTGTGCCCGGTCAATGGCCGCAGCGCTGATCGACGCGTTCGATTCATGCTGAGCCTCCGTCCATACCTGCCTTGCGTTGATCAGTTTCATGCGGCTTCCCTTTTCAGTTCTTTGGTCTTTGCCCGATATTCGGCCTTGATGGTTTTGATTTCTTCGACGGTGTACTTGCGGGGCTCATGAGGCCCCTCCAGCCAAGCCACGGTTTCGGCGCCGATGCGCAGCACCAGCCGAATGCGGTACTCGACTGCGTTGCCGGACAGGTTGCGGTTGCACTTCACGCACTGACGATGGATATTCAGTGGCTCGAAACGCAGCTCAGGACAGGCGCCGACGGATCGGTAATGGCCGGCGTCCCAGCGGCTACCGGTGATCAGGTCACTGTCGTTCGGCATCGAGTCGCAGCTGATGCACGGCAGATGCGCGTCACGCAGGCGCACGTACTCGTTCACAGCAGCTTGGGCTTCGCGTAGGTGATCCGCCCTGCTCTTAAGCTTCTCTTTGCGTACCCTGATCTCGCGGCGCTCGATGCTGGCCAGCGACTTGCGCTTCTTCTCCTGCTTGTCCCGCGCGATGACAACGGCGCAGTCCGGCGAGCACCAAGACTGAAAGCTCACCTTCGGGACGAATGAGGCCCTGCAGGTTTTGACTGAGCACTTTTTCGGGCGCGGCTGCTGCCTTTCAATCGTCATGCAGCCTCCTGGCTCAGAAGATCATCGAAGTACACACCCTGCGGTGCGAAGCGCGCGACAATGCGGTCGGTGTACGCCACGCCTTGGGCTCGATTGAAAAGACTGGTCACCGGGAAACCGTCCGGGCCGAACAAATGGCAGCCCCCCATCATTTCCAACTTTGTTGCGTACGGAAGATGGCGCATAACCCGGTACCACTCCGCCTGAAACCCGGCATCCTCGTTCAGCAAGATCTGCACGCCGATGTGCAGCTTGCAGTACCGGCGAGCGTCCGCCTCGTCGCCGATCTGCGTCATTTCAGCGATGCGCTTGTACATCGAGAACCACAGCCGGTTTTGGTCCAACGTCCGGTCCTTGCCGGGGCGCAGCGAGACCACCACGAACTTCTTGTCGCGGTACATGGCGCTGATAGCGGTGATAGCCTCGGAAAGCTTGGCCTGGCAGTTCACGGAGATTTTGTCAGCCATGGTCCACCCCCTTGATCGCGCTTTTTTCGTTGAATAAACTCTGCTCACCAGCCTCATGCGCGCGCGAACCTTTCGAAAGTCTGAGCGAAAGCGAGAGGCTGGATTCTGTTCCTTCCCCGCCCGCTCGACTGCCAGCGGAATGCTCAAGCTCCCCAACCACTTCGCACGCTATGGCAAACGCCGGGTCGCCCAAGCGAGTCGACTGCATGATGCGTGTCATGCCTTCGAGCAAAGCATCGTTTTGTTCCTGAAACTGGCCGGCACCGCGCTGCAGCGCTTGCACCTGTCCACGCAGCGCCGCATTTTCCGCATTGACGTGGCTGAATTGAGTGGCGATGTGCTCTTCCAGCGAAACCAGGTCACGCTGCCAGTCGATCTCATCGTGGAAGTAGCCGAAGCGCTCGCAGAGGCTGCGGTGGAAGTTTTTGAAGCTGGCCTCAGCCTGCTTTTTCTGTTCAGTGGTATCGGTCATTGAGCCGCGCTCCCTGCTTTCAATTGTTCGGCCTGCCGAATCAGCAGCGCCCGGCGATCGGCCAGATCGTTGGCTGCCAAAATTCGCAGTTCTGTTTTTTCCTGGTCCGAGGCTTTGCGCATCGCCAGCATCGAATCCTTCACCGCAGCGAGCTTCTCGCGCAGCTTTGGCGATGGGCGAGCAACCTCACCAGTGAGCAGCGCAATGACGGCCCGGCCGTCTTCAGTGACCGGCGCGACACTCAAGTCGGCCAGGTATTGCTGAACACGCTCCTGTGGGATTCGCTGCATTTGCACAGCTTTGGTGATCGCCTGCGTGCGGCGGTTGGCGTCGAAGCCGACAGACACATGCCAGTTAACCTCCTTGCCGTCCTCCCGGGCTTGCCCCACCAGACGCTCGTAAGCGCTGTTGAACGCCATGCGCGCACCGACCTTGTCGCCGGCATCGAGTACAGGTTTCGCAGCAGCCAGCGCGAGCTGGATTTCATCGGTCAGCACCACGGTTTCAAATTCATCGTTGGTGGTCATGGCGATTGCCCATGCTTCGTCCTTGCCCGGGCGGCCGTCAGCGGCTTGCACTCGCTGGAGAATGTCGGCCATTGCCAACTTGCCTCTCACTTCAAAACGGCAGGCCTTCAGCGCTGCTTTCACGACCGGCACCGGGTAAGCGCAGAGGTCTTCGGCCATGATCGCCGCAGTGCCTGGGTTCATTTCCTGCCCCATGGCCTCGGCGGTGGCGCAGATCGCGGCGGCGAGGCCAGCAACCTGCTGGTCGTTCATTTCAAAGGTACTCATTGCGCTCCCCTGCTTTGCGCTTCGCCAAGACCATTTGCGCGGCCTGTTCGGCGGCGGATACGTTCGCCTCGGTGCGCTCCATCTGGCGTGCGGTTGTCCCGTTGATGCGCTGACCGGTCACCCACTGGGTGTGGTAGCTCTCAGCGTTGGCCAGCAGCTCGTTGAGGCTGTGGCACTTGCGCAGAACACCGGCGTCGCTGGTCTTTAGGTAGTGAGCCGCGACGTGGTGGGCAACATCGGCACCGAGGCGGTCGACCAGTTGGCCGAGCTGTCCGCCGACTTTGGCGTTCCACACCGGCCAAGTGCTGTAGCGCTTGCGGTAGGCCATGGCGTAGTTCGCCCAGACCTTGAAGGTTTTGCAGGACTGGTCTTTCGGGCCTGGCATGTCAGCGGGAATCTCGACCCGTGGCGCGTCGGTGTGACCAACCACCAGCACCAGGTTGCGGGCCGGCTTGCCGGAGCCGCTCTGCAAGTCCTGACTGGTTTCCTGATTGGTATCCTGATGATTGGTATCCTGATTTGTCGGAGATTTTTCCGACCCTGGCTCGGATTTTTCTCCGACCTTGCTCGGATTTTTTTCCGAGGTAGATCGGATTTTTTTCCGACCTTCGTTCTTCGGTGGGGTCGGATATTTTTCCGACCCATCCAGCTTCTGGTTCCACTCGATTGCCTTCTCGGTCAGGCGGAGCAGTGTGATGTTCGAAGTGCTGGAAAGCTCAATCAGACCAGCCTCTTCCAGAGCCTTCAGCATGCGGTAAGCGGTGTCTGGCTTATCGGTGAGCAACGGTAGCTCCTCGATGATCTTGGCTTTGCTCAACGCGAAGAAGATCCCGTCGTCAGTCTTGATTGGTTTGGTCCAGCTAGGGCAGCCGTAGACGAAGGCGAACAGCAGGGCCTGCTGAGAATTCAGCCCCCACTCCAACGCCTTCACCTGATTGATCGTGACGGTGAACTGCATGTCAGGTGTTCCTGACGTGAACGGCAAAGACAAAAGTCCGCGACACGTTTTGAGAATTCTTAAAACGTGTCGCGACACTGTTAGGGGTATTGCTCGAATTGGGTTGGCTCTGCATAATCGGGCCTCTCTAGTTTTGCAAATGAGCCGACCTTCTCCGTCGGCTTTTTTGTGCCCGGGATTTAGGCAAGCTTCAAATGCGGCCGGTGTTTTGCGATCAGTGCTTCAGCCTTTCGGCCAAGCTCCCCTGCCCGCGCTTCAACCTGACGGCACTGCTCGGCGAACGCCGGCAGGTGCGGCAAGTCCTCTTCGCACATCACCTGGTCATCAAAGACTTCGCTGCCGGTATCGATCACATCGCCCAAGGCGCGGATCAGCGCACCGAAGCTTTTGTTGGCGCACTGATCGCTTTGCATCTGGCGGGCACCGGTCAGCCCGTGGCGACCGGCAAGTTCGTTGATGCAGTGGTCTCGATACTCGGGCTCCAGAGCATTCACCCAAGACTCTTCCAGCCACGACGGTATTTCCTGTTCGCCGGACAGCCAGCGCTGCACACGCTTCAGCCAGCGGCCTGTAGCCTTCACAAATTCGCCAACCTCGTTCAGGCGCGCCAACTCAGCGAAGTCTGGAACCTTGGCGTCCTTGATCTTCGCCTCCGGCACGCGCACGTATATCTCCCGGCTCAAGGCTTGGGCAAAGTCATCCTGGCTCAGGCTGGTTCGGGCGATCTGGTTGGCGGCATGCGCCACCAAGACCTGATCTCGGGTTTGTGCGGTGTGTCTTGGACTGGACGTTTCCATGGGGACTGCTCTCTTCTAATCTGTCTTCAACGGATTGGCGTGGCGGGTCGAACTTACGAAGCGTTCTTCCACTGGATACCCGGAAGGCACTCTTGCCGAGTCACCTTCCCGCCTGTTGCGTGTTCAATTTCAATGGCGCGTTCCGCAGTAATGGAGCGGTCGCCCGAGATCAAACGAGAGAGGTAGCTCGCCGGAATGCCGAGGCTCAGGGCGAGGCGTTTTCTTCCGCCGCGCGGAAGCTGCTTTGCGTACGTGGGGAAGTCCATGCGGATTTACCTTCTGGTTCATTTATGCACGAATTTACCATAAATGTTTACCAAGTAAAGGTAATTTCCCCAAAGGGAAATAAAGGTTCTAATGGGGAGATGGATATCAAAGACATACGCAGAGCCAGAGTTCGCCAGATCATTGATCGCGACTTCGGCGGAAAAGACGCTGACTTCGCCGCCCGCGTGGATAAGCAGCCGTCCTATATCTCCCGGCTTTTCACCGACAAGGCCGAGCATCTCCGGAACATCGGGGAGAAAATGGCGCGCGACTTCGAAATGAAGTGCGGGCTTGCACCTGGCTCCCTTGATCGCCCATTGAGCGAGGGGGAGCTATCGGCAGCTTCGGCGTCTGGTGCTACCAAGCCGAGAATTCAAGTCGAGATCCCACTGTCCTCCATTGAGACCTGGGACGATGAAACCCCTCTCGATGAAGACGAGGTCTACGTCCCCTTCCTTCACGAAGTCGAGCTGGCGGCCGGATCGGGCAGGTTCGCGATCGAAGAAAACGCCAACTCGCGCCTGCGTTTCAACAAAAAGGACCTGCGCCACAACGGCGTTCAATTCAGCAACGCGAAGTGCGTGAAGGTTGGCGGCAACAGCATGGTGCCCGTGCTGCGCGACGGCGCCACAGTTGGCGTAAACGTGGGGAAAAACTCACTGAGCGATATCGTCGACGGCGAGATGTACGCTATCAACCACAACGGCCAGCTTCGTGTGAAGCAGGTTTATCGGATCCCTACCGGGCTGCGCCTTCGCAGCTTCAACCGTGACGAGCATCCGGACGAGGACTACACGTTCCAGCAGATCCAGGAACAGCAGATATCGATCCTGGGGCATGTGTTTTGGTGGGCAATGTATTCACGCTGAAGGTTGGAGTCTGAGGTCGAGCTGGCTGAATATACGAAAGAATTGAAGACCAGGTGAATCGCTCGTGCAGATGAACACGTCCGGCAAGGTGCTGGAATGGGCTAAAAACTGAGGTTCGATCAAAGCTTTCCTTATAATTCTAAGGCCGCCCAGCGCGAGCCCAGGCGACCAAATGTCTTGGCTGCCTATTGCATGCTAATTTTTTCCGCCTACAATGTAGGTACGAAAAATTAGCATGCGAGCTAAATATGCCTGATCACAATGCACTGATCATAGATCAACCGGCCTCGGTGCAGGATGCACTTCAGTCTCTAGGCGTGACGCGGGAGGCTGTGGTTCACATTGCCAAAGCGGCGGTATCTGCACGATCTGAATACCTCCCTGGAATTGACGCGGTTAACTTTCCCGGTACGCGCGCCTATCAAGAGGGCATCCGCCAAACTCGTCTACGACTGAAAGCGTTGCCGCAGGGATGGGTTACTAGGAAGTTCAATAACATAGAGCTCGTATACAGCGCTGATCTAGGGGTCATGGTTGGTTTTCAAAACGTAGATCGTGCCTGCGGCAAGATTGATCCTAAGGCTATCTCAGAGCGCGGAGAAGGCACTAGGCAATTGGTATCCTTGCCCTATCAACGCAGCCTTTTCAACGGCGACAAGGGCGACGTTACTCCAAAAGCCGTCGGGGCCTTTCCGGTGATCTGGTTTATTTGCGTTGCCGCCCATTCAGACCGAATTCAAGTGGAGGTCTCCAGACCAAAGCCGTTCACGTCCGATCAGTTTGAAGGTTTTTTTGAGCGAATCTTCATTGCCGACGAGCCTGTAAATGACAAGCCGCTTGATGAAGTGGTCTCTGACGATCAGGTAGTTGAACCCGAAATCTTTATCAGCAAAAAGCATCATGGCAACTCTTAATCTTTCGAGGCTGACCCTGGCTAGAAAGCGCAGGCAGCTGACTAAAAAGCAGCTTGCCGAGATGGCCGGAATATCCAGTATTACCCTGACCCGCATCGATACGGGAGTAATCACGTCCCCGGGCGATGACACAGTCGAAGCTCTGGCGCGAGCTTTGGACTACCCCGTCAGTTTTTTTTACCTAGATGATGTTGATGAGCTGGATGAGAAAGAGGTGAGCTTCAGAAGCCTAAAAGCCATGACTGCAAGGCAGGCGGATGCAGCGATCGCTAGCGGCTCGCTTGGCTATATTTTCAATGAGTGGGTTTCCGGCAAGTTCAATATGCCTACTCCAGACCTGCCAGAACTCAGATCTGAGGACCCAGCCTCAGCTGCTGCATCCATTCGAAGGCATTGGGGAATCGGATTCAGACCTATCCCCAATCTGATAAGGCTGATGGAATCTAAAGGGGTCAGAGTTTTTAATCTTTCGGAAGGGAAAAACGTAGATGCTTTTTCCTTTTGGAGAGATGGAACTCCTTTTATTTTCCTGAACACAGTGAAGTCCGCAGAGCGGAGTAGGTTTGATGCCGCTCATGAGCTTGGGCATTTGTTAATGCACTCTCATGGATACCCCGAAGGTCGAGAGGTCGAGAAAGATGCCGATAGCTTTGCGTCACATCTTTTAATGCCTAGAGAGGATGTTTTATCTCATCTACCAGCATCCCCATCCATCAGAAGCTTGGTGTCTGGAAAAAAAAGGTGGGGAGTTTCGGTAGTTGCATTGGCGCGGACAGCGAAAGATGTAGGGCTTCTAACAGACTGGCATTATCGAGAACTGTGCAAGCAAATGGCATCTGCTGGTTATAGATCGGTTGAGCCCGAACCTATTCCTCGCGAAAGATCAGCTCTCTGGAAGATGGTTCTTGAGGAGCTATGGAAGGACAGGTACACCAAAGAGTCTATAGCCGATCAGCTCGACCTTCCGCTAGACGAAATTGACTCCTTACTGCAAGGAGTGCTTGGCGGACCTGAAAATACAAACAAGTTTTTTGACCGAGCGCCCTTGCGGCTTGTCTAAATGTAGCCCGGCCCAGCGCCGGGCTTTTTGGTTCCGCCCTTCCCTCCCACTTGCCTCCCTCAAACCCCTCTACGGCCCCCGCCAGTCATCATCGTGTGCACACCCACTTTTAGAGACGGGAGAATGGCGCAGCAGTCCATGAATCGCACGCAAATAGCTTCGCGTAGACTTTACTCTTAATCCCACATGACTTAGTAGCCCGCCTCCCCATTGGCGAGCTTTTTTTGCTTGAGATTAACCGTCTTCTGCAAGGCGGTAAGCCAGGTATTCGTGCAGAGTGCATGCCCTCACCTCGCCATCAGCTCTGCGAAATGCTTGAAATCGTTGAGTCTTTTACTTTCGGGCGGTTGGCACAGAAGATGCCCTTACTACTGGGAGAACGTGAACCGCAGCCGGAGAGCTGCTGACGCTAACCTGTGATAGATGAGGCATATAAAATGAACGCTATTGACCTTCTCAAAGCCGACCACGAAAAAGTGAAGGGCATCCTGAGCCAGCTGAGCGAATCCACTGACCGCGCTCTGAAAAAACGCGTCGAACTGCTCGATAAGTTGGAGATGGAGATCACTATCCATACCCAGCTTGAAGAGCAGATCCTCTACCCCGCCTTTAAAGAAGCGGGGGGCAAAGAGGAGGATGAAATGTACTACGAGGCGAAGGAAGAACACCGCACAGTGGACTCCCTGGTGCTCCCAGATCTGAAAGGCACTGACCCTTCCACACCCGAGTTTGCCGGCCGGGTAAAGGTGGTGAAGGAGTTGCTCGAGCATCACATCGAGGAAGAGGAAACCGAAATGTTTCCGAAGGCCAAGAAGCTGCTGGGCAAGGCGAAACTCGATGAAATGGGTGAGCAAATGGAAGTGATGAAAACTTCGCTGAAAAAAAGCCTAGCTAACGGCGACATGGCGGCCTGAAGTGATCTCAGCCGAACGTTGACCTTGGAGCCCGGCCCAGTGCCGGGCTTCCTGTCTCTCCCCTCCTACGTTCCGCCTCCGAGCCCTTCAGTTGCTTGAGCGAACCTCGTGCCAGCCTCTCTGACCAACTGACGCCACTCGCCGGCAGTAATCAGTCCTTCCTGCTCCATGGCGTCTGCCATTTTGAGCAACTCATCGTACTGCTCCTCGGCGTCCATCCGGATTTCTGGCTCTTCGAGCAATTTTCGCCAGGCTGACAGGGCCTGTACTTTCCGGTCGTCGTTCATGGTGAGTACCTAGTGGGTGCGTGCACCGGTAGATGTCTCCCACAGCGCTGCCGTTCAGTGAAGGTGACTGACGGAGCGGTAGATGGTGGCGTAGCGCCACGAATGGTAAAATTCTGGGCCATTACTCAAAGGATGGATACCCATGCGCAGATACGTTTTTGCGTTTGCGACAAGCGCACTTTTTTCATTGTCAGCCTTCGCCGACCCTACATTTATTGATCGAATCGAAGGATCGGCGGCGAAGTGCAGCATCACGGGATCGGGCAACACTACGGAGGCATCCATCGCTCAGCGGGACTACGGCCCGACAAGCAAGAAATACAAGTCCATTTTGCAAAAAGCATACGAAGAATCGAAAGAGTGCGTGGAGACAGAGAAGCCCTCGATTAAGCCATTTCTCAAAGAAGAAATTGCAAAGGACCCACAGCTAAGGCCTGCAATCACCGAAGCATACGCATCATGGCTAGGTTACATGGATTGGCTGAGTACTCCACGCGGCTGGACAGATGAGAGCCCGGAGAAGACAAGCTACGAAGCCGCGATAAACCGACTTAAAGCAGAGATCGACACGATGTGATCCGCAGATTTGAAGTTTTGCCCGCCCCGTGCGGGTTTTTTTTCGTCCGGAGAAAAGTGAATACCAGCATGGATTTACCAATTCCGCCTTCAATATTTACCATTTTATTTACCATTATGCATTGACAGGTAATTTCCAAATGGTAAATTTACCTCAAGCCAGCACATCACGGGCCCAGCAGCGAAAGCCGCGCCGCTCTTTAACAGTCAGGAATCTTCGCGGATCGATCCCCGGAAACGGGCAGCCCTTGAGGCATCGCTGGAAACGGCGAACAACGCGAACCATAAATTTCGATCCCCATGTCAGCTCTGGAACTGAACCACGCCCGGCTCTGGTTACCGGACCAAGTCGACCTGCTGATGCTTCTGGATTCAGCAGTTACCGATCTGCGCTGTGAGCACTCCCTGCCGGAGCCAAGATGAGGCGCTTTACCGGCACAGTGCGAAGCAGTGACTTAAATGCGCCTCCCGGGATGGCGAGTAATCCCGTACCGACAGCCAGATGATTCAAGCCGATGACGGCCGCCAGTAGCGGGTCACGGCGGAAAGTTTCACTGATGCACCTGGCGACGGGTGCATTGGGAAAACAACCGGAGACGGATATGGGAAACAACGACCTGAAGGACGCAGAGCAGACGCTGCAGCGCCTCGCCGCCGCCTTAAACAAAGCGGTCCGGGAATACGCGAACCACGGAATGAAGGTAGAGATGGACATCGTGAGCAGTTCAATAATCGGGTGTGTTTCGGTGCCTTCGGTTTTGCTGAACTGCAGCATTGCGATTCGAAACCTCGACTGAACAACCAGCGCCACGACAGCCTGTCGTTAACTGCCCGATCCTCTCTATGAGAGCGCATCGGGGTGTGATCTGAGGCCAAGCCTCGGGCGGCGGATGTGCCAACAGGTAGTCTTCAGGGCTGCCCCATCCGTTCAATTCCGGTTGAGCCCCGGACAGATCACACCCCGATGCGGATGAATGCGCAGGCTGATGCGCCGACACCGCTTGATGGGGTAGCGGAATAATCTACCCATATGCCGGGATCAGCTCCGGTCGCCTGCATCAAGTCCCGTAGAGCCCAGTAGCACAGGGACTCAAAACCCTGGGCCACGGCCAGCAAAGGCTGGCGCCGGAGACGTAACCGGCATCCTTCCCCGACCAATCCCGAATGCACTCCCCTCCGCGCCCAACGGCAACCAGCGGAGCGGATGAGTGCATCCGAGTTTTGTTGGATCAACACCCCGCCACCACGGAGGCGACCATGGCAACCAGCTATGCAGACAGTGCGCAGGCCCGAGAGTGGGACAGGCGCTACGACGATTGGGGGCGCCCGAAAGCGCCAAGGCCTGAAGACTTCCACGACTACGAGGCCGCAGCGTTGAAGCGCACTCAGTTGCAGCAGCAGGCCGCGGCGCAAGAGCTGATCGACCGCAAAGCCCGATCCAAGCGCGTCGCAGAAGCTGTCGTCGCCTACGGCGAATTCTGGGGGTTGAAATGAACATCCAGCAACGTGACCACCAGACAGCGATCACTTGGATCGAGGGCGAGATCAACAACATGATTCGCGACCTCGGACAGCCAAACGCCAGCGCTGCGGCGACTTCCTGTATCACGTTGGCATTCATGCTTCGAGCCATCGACGAAGCAGAACATCGCCACTACCGCGCTCGCATTGACCAGATTTACGCCTCCTACAACGCTTCAGTCACGCAAGGAGCTGCAGCATGACCACGCCAATCGTAACAACGCTGGTTGATGAGCAACTGGCAGACATCGAGCGCAAGATCGCCGTCCTCGGTTTCGGTCTCCCATTTAATGAGGTGATCGGCCGCAAGCGCGAGGATCTGGTCGACAGCCTCCCGCAGCGACTGTCGGTGACCATGAAATGCGGCCTCATCGCGGTGAGGGCTCGGCCATGAAGATCATGCTCTGGGTTCTCGCAGGCGGCTTGCTGATCGTGATGGCCAGCTACAACGTGGCGCGGGATTCCTCCAGCACCTGCCAGCTGCCGCAGTCGACCCCCTACAAGGTGTTCCAGTGACCAGTCGCCAATGGGCGCGCCGCCTGATCATCTGGCGCGGCGCGTTCTCTTCCCTCGGCGTTTTCACCTTCCTGATGCTGCTCAGCGCCCTCGCCGATCGCATCACACAGTAGGTCTCCATGAACAACACTCCCCGCTTGGCCGCCCAGTTCGACTGGATGACGGTCGGCGCCTTCTCGCCCGAGCAGTTCAGCGGCGAGCAGCGCAAAGAGTACGAAGACGAAGCCCGCCGCATCGAAAAGCAGTGGGACAACCAACCGAACTGAGGAAACTCGCGATGTTCAAGAAAGCCGAACGCAAGCAGGCCAAGCTACGGCTGGCACTTGCCGGGCCATCTGGATCAGGAAAAACCTACTCCGCTCTTCTGCTGGCACAGGGGATTGGCGGGCGAATCGCGGTGATCGACACCGAGCATGGCAGCGCCTCGCTGTACGCGGACATCGCAGACTTCGACACGGTCGAACTGAATGCGCCCTACTCTCCCGAGCGCTACGTTGAAGCCATCACCGCCGCAGAACAGGCCGGTTACAACGTCCTGATCATCGACAGCTACTCCCATGAGTGGACCGGCTCCGGCGGATGCCTGGAGGCGAACGAGAAGCTTGCCCACCAGAAATTCAAAGGCAACACCTGGGCGGCGTGGAACGAGACGACGCCGCGCCACCGCCGGCTGACCGACAAGATCCTGACCAGTTCGCTGCACATCATCTGCACCATGCGGAGCAAGACAGAGACGGTCCAGGGCGAAGGGAAAAAGATCCTCAAGCTGGGCATGAAGTCCGAGCAGCGCGACGGCACCGATTACGAGTTCACCGTGGTGCTGGACCTGACCCACGACGGTCACACCGCCATGGCAAGCAAGGATCGGACGAAGCTTTTCGAAGAGCCTGAGCTGATCACTGCAGATACCGGCCGGCGGTTGCTGGCCTGGCTGAACTCTGGTGTCAGCCCTGAAGAGCGCGCCAAAGAGCTACTGGTGGATGCCCTGGCTGATATCGCCTCAGCCAAGGACATGGCCTCCTTGCAATCGGCGTTCAACGCGGCCAAGGCGATTGCCGTCGGCTTCGACGATCTCGTTCAGCAGGTCGTGACGGCCAAAGACAAGCGCAAAAACGAACTCTCCCCACAAAGGCAATCAGCATGACCGCATACATCTTCGACAGCGAAACAACCGGCTTGAACGATCCGCACCTGGTAGAGGCTGCCTGGCTGAAACTCAACAACTTGAGCAGTCTCGCTGTAACCGACTCGTTCCTGCACCGCTACAAGCCGGGCAAGCCGATTGAGTTGAGCGCGCTCGCCACCAGCCACATCCTCGACGAGGAATTGGCTGATTGCCCACCACACACCGATTTTGCTTTGCCGGGAGACGTCGTTTATCTGATCGGGCACAACGTCGACTACGACTGGCGCGTGATCGGCGAGCCAGATGTGAAACGCATCTGCACCCAGGCCCTGAGCTCGAAGCTGTGGCCCAACGCAGGCAGTCACACGCAGTCGGCGATGATCTACCTGCACTACCGCGCCGAGGCGACCGGCCTGCTCCGCAACGCCCACGCAGCGCTCGACGACGTGAAGAACTGCCGCCTGCTGCTGGTGAAGATCCTCGATCAGCTCGCGGCTGAGCTAGGCCGGCCGGTCAATGACTGGGAAGAGCTGTGGCAGATTTCCGAGGACGCCCGCGTCACGACGATCATCGGCTTCGGCAAACACAAAGGCACCGCCTTTGCTGATCTGCCCAGCGACTACCGGCGCTGGCTCATGAATCAGCCAGATCTCGACCCATTTGTTCGAAAAGCGCTTTCGCGCTGATGGTGAATCATGATCAGCAACCACCTCAACCTGGTCAAGCAGCACCGGCCAGATGCCGAGTCGATCTCTGAACGAGTCGCCCAGTATCTGGCCGCTGGCGGGCGGATCGATCAACTGAAAAGTCCGCCGCGCAATCCGCTGCCTCCGCCCCGCTCGAAAAAAATAGACCCTGAAACGGTCCTCAAGCGGCGCCGGAAGCCGATATTGGCCGTCGACCGCAAGGCTCTTCGCAAAATGGCGGACTCGCTATGAAGTCGAAACGCAAACCCAACAACGGTTTCGCCCGGGCCGAACGCAGTTGCCGGGCGCTGCTGCGTACCAACCACGTCGCGGTGGTGAACATCGACCCCAGCGGCAGCCAGATAATGGCGAACTGGAAGAGCTGCCGGCAGATCCGCAGTCTGGCGATCGCCAACGCGATCTTCGATTTCTCCTACCGCTGGACGATCTATATCGGCGCCATGTGTCGCGACGAGCTCGGCGCCGAGTACATCAAATCGGTCGAGATCTCGCCCGAGGGCATCTACAAGGTCGAGCGCCTGACCGATGCCATCGAGCATTACTACCTGGAGCTGCGCAACAGCGCGAATCCGACGCATCTGGTCGCGTCGGGCTGGATCGCGATTCCGGACGAGATCTCGATGGATGAAGCCCAAGCCGCGAAGCTGTTCTACGCCGCCGGCGCCTGGCATCAGGTGAAGGTTGCAGCGTGAAACAAACCATCAACCGGGCGGCCACGCGCCGCCGACAGACCTGGCTGGACTTGCCGGCCAGCGGAATTGAAGAGGTAGGCCATGGCCAAGAGCAATGCAGAATTGCAGAAGGACAAGCGCGCCAAGGAGAAGGCGTTGCTCGAGCGGATCGGTGCAGAGAAGCGCTCGCTGATTGTTTCGAAAGCGCTTGATGATGCGCTTCAGATCCTCGGCGAGCGTCACGACTTTGAGGAATGGCAGGAGACGGTTTCGACGCTGATCATCAACTTGGCCACCGCACCCGCCGCGGAATCGGAACGCTTCGCCAGCATGTCGCGACCGGAAATCGTGGTCAATGAAAAGTGGTCGCGGCAGCTTGCTGAATTCGCAAAGTCTCAAAACTAAAAACTTACGGAAAGGTCTTATCCGAAGCCTTTAGTATATCGCCCTTCATAACTTCAAGAGCTGCACACTCCTCAAGTCTCTTTTTTATGTAAATTACAAAATTATCTCTTCCAATCATCTCTGACGGGGATGGAGGTGTTGGTTTTGATTCATCCTGAATAATCGGGTTTGAATAGTTAAAATCCCATCTTTTACAAATTTCATCAAGCGCTTCTGCTGACAACAGTTCCCCCGCCAGAGTTAAATAAGTAGTTCGCTCAATGTTTTCAAGAGAAATTTCTGGTTTAAGGTGACGCAAGTCTGAGTAAGAACTCAGGATAGCTTCGTTTAAGCGTATGGAAAGATCGTCCTTAAGCAATCCGATAGCCCCTAGCTTTTCTGCCTCCCGATAGATAACCCAAAAGTCTTCACTTACAACGCTATCGTTAGGCCGAGATGGATGGGTTGGGATGTAAAAATGTCGAGAGCGCAGGATAAATCGCCAAAGTTCTACTTGAGCTTTCTGTAAAGACTTAAGTCTCTCAATCGCTTCGTTCCTTACCTCTTTTAATTTCACGATATTCCCTACTATAGAGAACTCTTGCACCTCAGGAGCAAAAGAAACGATCCCACCAATTACCGTGAATGAAACTGCAAACGCCACAAATTCAGCACCAGACAGTTTGCCGTTATTCAACAACCAGCAGCCAAACCCAATTGCAAAACAAAAAATCACAAAACCCGTAATTCCAAGAATTTTCCGCATGAGCGACTCCATTTGACGTTCAAGTCACTATACCGGCGAGGATCCCATATGTCCGCACAACAGAAGAAACACCCCCTCGATTTCAAAACTCAATACGGACTCGGCTTCAGCACTCAGGATGATGAGATCGTTGTCGACTTCTTCTGTGGTGGCGGCGGTGCCGGTACAGGGCTGGAGATGGGGCTAGGCCGTGCGGTGAACGTTGCGAAGAACCACAGCGCCGCGGCGATCAGCATGCACACCGTGAACCACCCGGGCGCCGTGCACTACACCACGGACGTGTTCGACGGCGATCCGGACACCGAGTGCGGCGGCAAGGCCGTTGGCTGGTTCCACATGTCGCCAGACTGTACGCACCACAGCCAGGCCGCCGGCGGCCAGCCACGCAAGCGCGAGATCAGGAACCTGTCGTGGATCGGCCTGAAGTGGGCCGGCAAGAAGAAGCCTCGAGTCATCAGCCTGGAAAACGTGAAACAGATCCTCCAGTGGGGGCCGCTGATCGCCAAGCGCTGCAAGGCCACCGGCCGAGTGGTGAAACTGGGCGGCGGTGTTGCCGCACCTGGCGAAGTCGTTCCGGTCAGCCAGCAGTTCCTGGTACCGGATCCGGCACGCCGCGGTCAGACATGGGCCGTGTTCGTCGCAGAGCTGCAGCGTCTGGGTTACGCCGTTGAATGGCGCGTGATCAAGGCCTGCGACTTCGGTGCGCCGACCAGCCGCGAACGACTGTTCATGATCGCCCGCTGCGATGGTCAGCCGATTGTGTGGCCTGAGCCGACCCACGCGAAGCACCCGGCCAAGGGCCAAAAGAAGTGGCGCACCGCCGCCGAGTGCATTGATTGGACCATCCCAAGCAAAAGCATTTTCGACCGGGCCAAGCCGCTGGCGCCCGCCACCCTGCGTCGAATCGCGAAGGGCATGAAGAAGTTCGTCATCGATGCCGCTGATCCATTTATCGTGCCGATCGCGAACTGGTCCGGGGAAAGCGTGCAGTCCGCGAACGAGCCGCTACGCACCGTGACGTCTTGGCCACGCGGCGGATCATTCGCCATGGCCAGCCCGATCATTGCGCCAGCCACACACCAAGGTAGCGACCGGATCAACGACCCGCTTGAGCCGATGCCGACCGTAACCTGCGCAAATCGCGGCGAACTGACACTCTCTGCGGCCACGCTGGTGCAGCTCGGCAATGGTGATAAACCGGGATCTGCTCCCCGCACTGCCGACCAGCACGAACCACTCGGCACGATAATGGCTTCGGGTGGAAAGTACGGCGTGGCCGCTGCGCACCTGGTCAAGTTCCGGTTCTCAGATGAAGGCAAGGCCCTCGACGAGCCGCTGCCAACCATCACCAGCGGCGGGAACTACCAGCGCCCTGCCGGCGCCGCGCACGCCATGGGCATTTCAACCGTGTTCATGGCCCAGATGAATGGAGGATTCAATACCACGGACGCCAAGAGCGTTGAAGACCCGATGACCACGGTGACCAACACCGGCAGCCAGCAGCAACTGGTGACGGCGAACCTGGTGCACCTGCGTGGCAACTGCGATGCGCGGGACCCCGAAGATCCTCTGCACACCATCAGCGCCGGCGGCACCCACCACGGACTGGTCACAGCCTTCATGGAACGCCAGTTCGGCGCCAGCGTCGGCCAGGGCGTGGACGAGCCAGCACCTACCATCACTGCCGGGGGTGGCGGCAAGAGTTCGCTGGTCGAGCTGCAGCTCTCGCCAGAGGTTGAAGCCGGTGCGCTGCGGGTTGCGGCATTCCTGATCAGCTACTACGGCACTGAGAACATGAGCGCCGCCGACGCGCCAGCGCCAACCATCACCACCAAAGACCGGCTCGGCCTGGTCACCGTCACCATCAAGGGCACGCCCTACGTGATCGTCGACATCTGCCTGCGGATGCTGCAACCGGCCGAGCTGTACAAGGCTCAGGGCTTCCCTGCCGACTACATCATCAGCCACGGCGCCGACGGCAAGCCGTTCACCAAGACCCAGCAAGTGCACATGTGCGGCAACAGCGTCAGCCCGCCGCCGATGGCCGCGCTGGCACGGGCCAACGATCCGTGGCGCGTTGTCGAGCAGCAGGCAGCCGCGGCGTAGTCACAAGCCAGTCCGCCAAGCGCATCAGGATCTGGCTCAGCAGCTCAATAAGTACCTGGTACATCACTTCAGCAATGAGTCGCTTCATTCGGTGGGCTCCGGCTTGTTTGATAGCCAGATCATTCCGTCACGACTCCTGCACCGGCAATAAAACGCTTGAATTCCAACTTATCCACCGCCCGGGCATGCCCCGGCATAGGACGCGCATGCTCAAAAATCAGGACTACCTCGAACAACTGTTGAGCTATGACCCAGGTACCGGACTGTTCACTTGGCGGGTCGAGCAAGGCAGCGCGAA